ACTGGGGTAGCAATAACTTCTGCTGTAGGTGACCCTAAACTAACAATCTGGAATGGTGTAGATGATTCCAGCACAAACACATGGACTGTCGTTCCAACAGGATAAGGAGATAATATGGCTGATTCGACAATATTAAATTTAGACCTCCAGACAACTGGTGCAAACGCTGGTACATGGGGTAGCAAAACAAACGATAACTTAGAAAAAATAGAAAATGCAATTAAGGGGTATACATCTGTAGCTATTACAGGGACATCCCAGGCGTTAACTGTTGCTAGTGGTGGTACAGGTGACCAACAAAGTAGAGCAGTTTTAAATTTAACAGGGACACTTGGTGGTGCAACAGCACTAACTTGTGAAGCAAATCCTAACTGGTATGTTATAAAAGATTCAACAACAAGAGCTGGTAATTCTCTTACTTTTGGTCCTGCTGGTGGAACACCGGTAACATTAACTAATACTTGTTTACATTTTATTTATACGGATGGAACAACTGCTTATCATATCCCAGAAAATTTACCTAACTTATCATTGTCTGGCACATTAAGTGTTGCAGGTGATGTAAGTTTAGATGGTGGCGCATTTGTATTTAACCAAGCTGGTGCAGATAGAGATGCAGTATTTGAAGGAGATACAGATACAACTCTTTTACAAACTGATGCAAGCACAGATCGTGTTGGTGTTGGAGTTGCAGCACCTAATGGTAAATTACATGTTAAACAAGCGTCAGCTTCAGGTGCACAACCTGTTATTGAAATTGAACAGTTAGACCAGGATTATGCATTTATTAACTATGTAGGCACATCAGCAGCTGATGGATCCAAAAGTTTATCTTCATCTTCCGCTACTGCTGGAAGTAAAGCAGGAGCAATAAGGGTTAGAATTAACGGTACTGAGCGTTGGATTAGATTTTACGATAGCGCTGTATAGGAGACTAAATGACGCTAATCAAAGTTCAGGTAGCACCAGGAATAGACAAACAAGATACTGAATACGGCGCTGAAGGGCGTTGGATAGATTGTGATAATGTTCGTTTTCGTTATGGACTTCCAGAAAAAATAGGTGGTTGGTCTAAAGTATCTACAAGTGCTTTAGTAGGTGCAGCACGTGGTATTATAACGTGGTTTTCTCTAGACGGCGATCAATATACAATTACTGGAACAAATAAAAAGCTTTACGTTTATCAAAACCAATCATGGTATGACATTACACCAATAAGAGAAAGTGGTGCATCTATTACTAATTTTACAACTACTTCTGGATCTACAACTGTCACTGTAACAGACGCTACCCATGGTGCTATAGAAGGTGACTTTGTTACTATATCTAGTGTGTCAGGAACAGCTAACGGTATTGCAGCTGGTAATTTAGAAGGTGAATTTGAAATACAATCAGTCACTGATACAAATAATTATGTTATAATTGCTAAAGCTGCTGCAAGTGGCACTGGTGCTAGTGGTGTTACAGGCACAGCAGAATATCAATTAAATACTAATCCTGCTTTTTCTATATTAGGTTATGGATGGGGTGCAGGAACGTGGGGATTATCTACATGGGGTACAACTAGAGCTGGTCTTGCAGCACCGGATTCAGTACAATTAGACTCAGGTAAATGGTCTTTGGACAACTGGGGTGAAGATGTATTAGCACAACAACTTAATGGTGGTTTATATTACTGGGATACTTCTGCTAGTACTTCAACAGTTCAACGTGCAGTTAGTTCCACAGTATCAAATGCACCTACATCTAGTAGGTTTGTATTAGTTTCAGGTACAGATAGACATGTCATTTGTTTTGGAACAGAGACAACAATAGGTACACCCTCAACTAGAGATGATATGTTTATACGTTGGTCTGATCAAGAAAATGTTAATGAATGGGCACCAACAGCTACAAACACTGCAGGCTCACAAAGATTAACAGATGGATCAAAACTTGTTACAGCTAAACGTTCACGTGGTGCTGTATTAATTTGGTCTGATACTGCATTATATCAAATGTCTTTAATTGGAGCTCCATTTGTTTTTGGTTTTCAACAATTAGGTTCTGCTTGTGGGTGTGTAGGATTACACGCAGCTGTTGAATCTAATGGTAGATCATTCTGGATGGGCATAGATTCTTTCTTTGCATTTGATGGTTCAGTGCAAAAAATACCGTGCAGCGTAGAAGATTATGTATTTAAAGATATAGATGAAGCATCACAAAAAGATACATTTGCTGGTTTAAATACAGAGTTTAATGAGGTAACGTGGTTCTATTGTTCTAGTGGGTCTAACGTTATTGATCGTTGTGTAACTTTTAATTATCAAGAAAATGTATGGAGTATAGGAACTTTAGCTAGATCTTCATGGTCTGATAAAGGAGTGTATGGTTTTCCATATGCTCTTGATTATTCATCTACAGACACAACTAGCACAATCAGTACAATAACTGGTTTAACAGCAGGTAGAAGTTATATGTATGCACAAGAAAATGGTAATGATGCTGATGGTGTAGCTTTAGCTTCACATGTTACATCTGGTGATTTTGTTATTCCTGAAGCTGGTGAAAGATTGATGTCAATAAAAAGATTTATTCCTGATTTTAAAAACCAACAAGGAACAGTTAATGTAGAACTTAATTTTAAATTATACCCTGCAAGCACTGCTACCACTAATGGACCTTACTCAGTTACAACATCAACAACTAAAGTTGATACACGTGCACGTGGAAGACAAGCTTCTATAAAAATATCAACATCTGCTATTGACACAGCATGGCGATATGGCACGTATCGTGCAGATGTACAACCGGATGGTATGAGATAATGGCACAGATAAATATACCAAGATTACCACAAGCACCTTCTGAATATAATGAAGCGCAAATTAATCAATTAATACAAACACTAGATCAGCTAGTGCAATTATTAAATAGTTCTTACACACCAGAAACACTTCGTAATGATGATGAAGCTTTTAACTGGTTTATTGCATAATGGCTAACGCATATAAAAAGGTAATGGTAACTAAGTCGTCTACGGGTGACCATAGTATATATACATGTCCTACAGCTACGACAGCTATCGTTAAAACAGCATGGGTGTATAATGGTTCTGGTGGTTCAGCACAATTGACGTTAAAAATCAATACTACAACCATTGCTTATGATGGCGCTGTAGCAGATAAATACACAAAATCATGGTTTTATCTAGGTTCTGGTGATATAGGTGTATTGGAAGCAGGAGACATATTAAAAATTAACACAAACGCACAGCCAATCACTGTGTATTTAAGCTTATTGGAGATATCATAATGATTGAAAACATACAAAATACTTGCTATAAGGAGAGATTATGCCTATAAAAGATGACGGAGTAGTAGAGTACGTTGAGATTGACGGCGAACAGGTACCAAAGATTGTCGTTCCAGCAGAAATAACTATCACCAATACGGAAACAGGACAGGAATACGGTTCAGCTAAAGAAGCTGAAGACGATGTTGCAGATCCTGCAACTGCTACAAAAGCGGAACACATCAGACAAGATGTAGTTATCCAAGCAGCAATTCACAAAATATTAGAAGGTAAAGCAGGAGACGTATAATGTTAGGTGCATTAGGAATAGGAGCATTAATTGGAGCATTAGGTGCTAAACAACGTGGTGGCAACATGCTTAAAGGTGCACTTACTGGTGCAGCTCTTGGTGGAATTGGAGGACATTTTTTTGGTAAAGGCATAGGTGGCGTAGGCGGAAAAGGTGGCATCTTTGGTTTTGGAAAAAGCATGATGGGAAATTTAGTTCCAGCTGCAATGATTGGCATGGGAACTGAAATGGCTGGTCAACAAGAAGCAAACCAAGCAGCGCTAGCTGGTAGAAGAAGATGGCTAGATGAAGAAGAAGAGAGAAGAATTGCAAGATTAAATAAAATAGCTGGCTACGATGTAGCTGATTCTAAAAACTTTTTAACCCCTAATAAATTTTTTGGTTTAGCAAGAGGTGGAATAGCTCAACTTCCAGGATATGAAATGGGAGGAGAAGTTATAGAAGAAATGGGTGAAGAAGTAGCGATGTCAGAACCACATCCAATGGAAGGTTGGCATGATATGTATAGTAATATGATTGGTTCTGGGGAAATTCCTAGTAGTATGTCATTTGACGAATTTATGGAAGAGATTGTTCCACAATTAGATATTGATATTCCAATGGCAGCACGTGGTGGCATGATGGAAGTAAGTGAAAATTATGATGAAGAATTAATGATGAATAGTGGTGGCATAGCAAGAGTTCACGCTAAAGATGGTTTATGGGCAAACATACATGCTAAAAGAAAACGTATTGCTGGTGGTAGTGGAGAAAAAATGAGAGCACCAGGATCAGCAGGTGCACCAACAGACAAAGCTTTAAGACAAAGCCAAGCAACTGGTGGCATAGCTGATTTAGACATGCGTAGTGGTGGTCATTCCATAGGACCAGGCACTGGAACATCTGATGATGTACCGGCAATGTTAAGTGACGGAGAGTTTGTTGTCACAGCGAAAGCTGTAGAGAACTTAGGCGGTGGTGACCGTATGGAAGGAGCGAAAAGAATGTATTCAATGATGAATCGTTTAGATCCTAATTCCCAAACACCTGGAGAGATGAATTATGTTGGGCATGGATGATAGATTGGAGATTTCTCACTCTTGAAGATATAGAGTGGGTAAATAAGGTTGGCAAACAAATGTTTGCTGAGTCGGAGTGGAAAGAAGGAGAGTACGATGATGAGAAGATAAAAAAATATCTTCACCATGTCGCGAATCATCCCCTCTATATGTGTGGACTTATAGGGTTAAAGGATGATAAAAAAGCTGGCTTTCTCATAGGTCAAATTGGTGAGTATAGGTTTATGAATAAACTTGTTGCTCGTGAAAATGAATTATGTGTATTGCCGGAATATCGTGGTAGCATGGTTGCAATCACGTTAATGAAAAAATTTATTGAGTGGGCTAAGACAATGAAGGCAGACGAAGTTTTATTTGAACCATCAACAAACGGTGATATAAATAAGTTTGACGCTATGGCTAAGAGATTAGGCATGGAAATGACTAGCAAAACATATAGGAAAAAATTATGAGTTTACCAAGTTTTGGAGATCCAAATGTAAGTACTCCTCCAGTAACGGCGCAACAGTCATATCAAATGGAAGCACCTGAAATTCAAGCACGTAAGCTTGGATTAATGGATATTGCAGGAAGATTAGCGCAAGGAGAACAACCATCTTACGCTGGATTACAAATACCAACTCAACAAATTGCAGCATTTGATCCACAACAACAAACAGCATTTAATTTAGCATCTTCAGGAATAGGTTCATATCAACCATACATGGATCGTGCAGCAAGCTTTGCACAAAAAGCAGCAGATCCAACAGCATACAAAGATTTCATGAATCCTTATCAAGATGAAGTTATACGTTCAATAGAAGATCAATTTGCAAAATCAGAAAATCAACAGAACTTAGCAGCAGCTCAAGCTGGTGCATTTGGAGGAGCGAGACAAGGAATTGCAGCTTCTGAACTTGCAGGACAAAGAGCAAGAGCAGTAGGAGAAGCACAGGCTCAAGCTTATAACCAAGCTCAATCCATGGCAAATCAAGTTTTCGGTGGTGCAGCACAAACTCAAGCGGCATTAGGTGCTCAACAACAAGGTCTTGCAGGTCAAGATATTAACACTCTTCTACAAACTGGTGGAAGACAACAACAACTTTCTCAACAAGCATTTGACGCTGACTACAGACAAAAATTACAACAAATGTACGAACCATATCAACGATTAGGATTTGTATCAGACATCTATCAAGGTGCTCCAACAAGTGCTTCATCATTGACAATGGCAACTACACCACAAGCCAATCCAATGTCACAAGCAATTGGAATGGGAATCACAGGGTTAGCAGCATATCAAGGATACCAAAACTCACAACCAACAGGAGTTTAAATGAGCAAGACACTTAATCGTCCTATGTTTAAACGCGGACCTGATGGTCAGATGAGACAAGCTAAATTTATTGGTGGTATACTTAGAGCTGCACCACAAGTGTATAGAGCAGCAAAATATTACGCTCCTAAATTTTCAAATATTCCATACAACATAAATAGAATGGTTAATCCAAGAGCAGCAGGAATACAAAATCCTGTGGTTGGAAAAACTGGCCCTAGAAATTTTGCACCTCTTAATAAAAAAGGAAGACCTGGTGCAGATACATATGATTTTAGATTACAGGAATGGAGTGGTAAATTAAATAACTTAAGAAATAAACATAATTTAACAGCACTAGAAGCTAGTGGTGTAAAAGGTGTTAAAGGATTACCACAAGAAGTTATAGATCATTGGAAAGCTATTCCTAAAATGCCTACAGGAAGAAAAATAACTGAACAACTTGCTTATCCATTTACATACTCGATGCTAGACAATTGGACCACGGACCATTCTGAAGCTGCGTCTAATGTAGATGTAGAAGCAGGATCAACTGTTGAATCAGAAACAGAAACACAAACAGGGACAACAGAAGGACCAACTGCTAGTGGTGTTATACCAGAAGTAGAAGGACCAATAGTTCCTGGTAGTGATAATATTCCTGATGATAGTGTAGCAGATTTAGATTCTAATGATGAATATGATGGCACTGGAACCACTGTAGGTGCTGCAGGTGGACCAATTCCTGATTTAAAATCAGAGGTGCTGGCAGTTGATGATACTATATCAGAAAAATCAATTGAAGATTATAAAGCCGAGCTCCAAGGCATTATGGGTAAAGAAGATGGGACAATGGGACCTCTTATGTTAATGCAACTTGGTTTAGGTATGATGGCAGGCAAATCTAATCAACCAGGGTTTGCTGGTTTTGCTGAAATATTAGGTAAAACCGGACAACAAGTTCTTCCTATGTGGATGCAACACATGCAGAACAAACGAAAAGAAGATAAAGAAATTGCACTTGCGGCTTACGAAATGCTACGAGAAGATCGTGCAGCAAAAAGAAAACGTGCAGACGATTTAACTGATTGGGTTTGGAAAGAACAGTATAAATTAGATGATTGGGTCACTAAAGAAAATTATAAAAATGCGATGAATCCTCCAGGGGATTTATCTATGATTCAAATGAACACTCCGTTTATTGGTCCTAATGGAGAAATGATTGATAACTGGACAAATGTAAAACAAGTATTTTCTAAATCACCAGAAGCTTTAAGTATAATAGCTTTAGGTGATCCTAATATTCAAGTTGTTCCATTTAATATGACTGATGCAGGTATGAAAGCTGCTGGTATGGGTGATCAAAATCTTACTAAAGCACAACGTGGTGAACAATCCTTACTTGCTGGTGTATACAAAAGTAACCTTGAACAAATTTTAAACTTTGTAACTGACCCTGAAATAGGTGTTCATTCAGGTAACTTCCAAACAGGCTCAGCTGGTCTTGCTTTAAAGACTGCTAGATTTGTTACTAGAGATGTTCAAAACTTCTTTAATACTTTCTTCCCGAATAATAAAACAGCATCTAATGCTATGTCGGGCATGTATGGAATGATGAGATCA